CACTGCACGACGGGTAAGCGCCGCAGTGCGTGCGTACCTTGCCGGAGCAGCTGCTTATCCTCATCAAGCACGCGCCAATCCGTGTCCGTCCACAGGTAATAGCGCACCCGCGTTTTGTCCTCGGCGTCCTTGATTGTACTCTTATAGCCAAACTCGGTGAGCCTGCCGCGCTCATCAAAGCGCCAATGCGTGACCTCCTGCGGCAGCACGGCGACGAGGTACGGCAGCGCGCGCTTGTCGAGGTTATCCTGCACCGTCGCGCCGATCTCCGCCTCGTTGTTGACGACGACGTAGACGACGCCGTAGAGCTTCGCCATGACAGCCATGCGGCGGAGGTAATTTTGGAGGTCGGCGCCCGTGCGGTCGGCGTCATCCAGAAACATTTTGAACTTCGCCGTATCGTTGTATTCGCGCTTGATTTCGTTGCGAAATATCGGGTCGACCGAAGCGTTGACGATTGGCCCCGTATAGTTGAGATAATACGCCAAGGATTGACGCTTCACATAGTTCCCCGCGCTCTCGCGCTCATGCTTGACGAGTGCGCCGCCGCCCTCGAACTGCCCGTCGCCAAAATAAGCATCGCGCAGGAGCTGATATATTTTCTCCCGATTCTGTATGTCCAAGGCTCACCCTCCTCAGTAGATATTGCTGCGGCGCGCCGCGACAACAGGCGCTGTAATCTTCTCGGCGACGCCCGTCGTCGCGTCCGGCGCGTCGTCGCGCTTATTCTTGCCCTCTCTCTGGTAGCGCGTCATGGCGGCGTGATACTCCGGCCAGCGGTCGCGCCAGTTCACGGGAAAGTAGATGTGCTCCATCACCCATGTCGCATTGGAGAGAATGCGCGCCGCTTTGTTCTTCGTCTGGCTGAACGTGTGGATCGCAGTCTTGTTGCTGCCGTAGCTCTCGTGCAGATGCCGCTTGACCGAGCGCGCGAAGCCCCTGCCGCCGGAGTTGGATTCGATATCGCAGACGTTGACGCCGTTTCGGTGCAGCATCGCGGCGGTCTTCGGCTCTGTCTCCTCCATCGGCGCTTTCGTGTAGAGCACGTCAAGCACATACGCCTCTTTGGCGTACACGCCGTAGACGATGGCGCAGAGGTAGTCGTCGCCCGTGTCGGCGGTGTCGACGTACGCCCGAACGCTCGTGAAGAGCGGCTGCCCCGCACTGTTTTGCGGCACGTTCGCATATGTCTTGAATGCGCTGTATAGCCTGCCCTTGACGTCGATCGGCTCCTGCTGATAGTTCGCGCTCGCGACGTCCGCTCCCATCGCCCGCACTTTGTCGTCGTACGACTTATGCGAAAGAATTGCATCGCAGAGCATCGTGCCGTCATCCTGCAGCGCCTTCATGGATATGTGCTTGAGGCGACGGCCTTTGAAGTGTTCGAGCACCTTGCCCGCAAGGTCGTCCGATGCCCAGCGCGTCATGATGACAATGATCTTGCCGCCCTCTTCAAGACGCGAGAGCATCGTATTCGCGAACCAGTCCCAATGCTTCTCCTTGACCGTCTCGTTGTACGCCTCTTCGGCGTTCTTAATGAGGTCGTCGATAATCATCAACGAGCAGCCGAAGCCCGTCGCCGTCCCTGTCGGCGATGTCGCGAGATAGCTGTTATAGCCGCCTGCAAGGCTCCACAGATTCATCGCCGCATCGCCCGCCTTGATGGCGACGCCGGGAAAGATGTCGCTGTAGACGACGCGCTCCACATCCGCCTTGACCTCCTGGATGCTGTTGCGGACGTTCTTGGAAAAGACGGTAGAAAGCGTCTCGTTGTACGAGCCTGTCATGATCTTCTCATGGACGTTCTGCCCGAAGATCCACTCGACGAAAAGCCCCGCCGTGCGGCTCTTGCCGTGGCGCGGCGGCTCATTGATGACGAGCACCTCGTCCGCGCCCTCGTAGAACGCCTGCAGCGCATCGCAGAGTTCCTTGAGATACTTGCGATCCGACTTGTAAAAGTCCGGCGCACGAAGCCGGCAATAAAAAAAGAACTCGCGCCTGGCAAGTTCCAATGCCGCCTGCTGCCGCAGCCTGCTATCCACTGTCGATCAGCCTCCTAAGCTCATCCGTGGAAAGCCCTGCAAAGGGATTCTCCGTAACTGTGGCCTTGAGTTCGAGCTTGTCATTGAACATGCCGATATGCCTCCCCAGAAGCTCCAACGCCTTGAGCTTGTCGTACATCTTGATCTCAATGCCGTTCGCACCCTGCTTGATCTGCGAGATTGCCGCACGCTGATCGTCCGTCAGCTCCGCCGTCGCCGTAAGCACCACCGTTTGGATCACAATCTCTTTGCCATCCGCCCCTACGATTGTTCGCGGCTGCACCTGCACAGCATTCGTCGCGTTCGAGAACGCCACGCGTGCCAGTTCTTTGACGACACGATCTTGAGAGACCTCGGTGCGTCTTTGGAGGTCTTTCTGACGACGCGAGATTTCTGTCTGAATACTAAGTTTTGCTAAGTTTTGCGCAGCAATGGTGTTGGCCGTCTTTTTGCTGTAACCTGCCCTCAAAGCTGCCTGCGTCGCATTGAAATCCACCAAGTACTCGTCAACAAATCGCTTCTGCTTTACCGTCAGCTTCACGTCGTCACCTCCTTCCGTGCATACAAAAAGGGTGCCACAGCCGTGCAGCACCCTCAATTCTCAGCTTATACTATATCACAGGTCGCATGTGTCTTTCTGTGTCTTTTTGTGTCTTTGCGCTGACGAATGCCGCCAGCGCTAGTCCGTGCAGCTTCAGCGTATATCGAAACTCGTAACCCATCCCCGCTGCAATCCACTCCCAGGACTGCCCCTGCAAATACCGACGCACCAGCACATCACGGTATCGCCCGTCCTCGATCTGCTCGATCCGCGCCTTGGCGTCCTCGCGCAGCGCGATCAGCTTGTCCCACTGCTTGGCGATGCGCCCCGCATATCCCTCCAACGCCGCAATCGCGTCCGACAAGTCGCCGATGCGCGAGTTACTGACCTTGACCTTGTCGTACTCCATCGCCTTGAGATGCAGGATATCGGCCTTGGCTTGCTCGTACTCCTCTTCCAGACGTTTCAGTTCGCGCTCCGCGTCGCGCACGCGCCAGAGATACGCCTTGGCCTGTTTCGTGTCGTTCAAGCTTCCGCCTCCTTATCCAGCTGTTCCAGCAACAATCTCCCATCCAGTTTTGTCAAATTTCCGAAATACGCCGAAAGGAAAAACCGTCTCGCCTCTCTGCACACCGCAAGCGCATCTCTACTCGTCGGAAATCCCCGCAGTCTCTTTTTCGCGGCTCGGTAGTCACTGACTGCCAACAAAATGATGGCATTCGCCAGATTTTCGTACGATCTCGCATTTGCCTCGCTCATCTTACGCCTCCTGCTTTACCCATAAGGTCTCCGTCCGGCTTACACCTGACGTTATCACCATGTCGGTGTCGTATCGCTCCCAACCATGCAGATGCGCATCGTACAACTCATTTGCATATCCCGACAACATAACTGCACCGCGATGCCTATTGAGTACATCCAGCAGCTCCTCATGCGCCGCATCATCCATCTCGTGGCGATAGATAGACTTACATCTCCTTGTCACATGCATATACGGTGGGTCGCAATAAATTAATACTTTGGGGTGATTAGATTGCCGGATGAGCCGCAGCGCATCCCGATGTTCAATCTGCACCTGTTTCAATCTTTCTTGGGCTGCGACAATCCACCCTGGCAAGCGATTCCAATTCCGCACCGCATACGCGGCTTCGCGCCCTGCAATGTCTTTCTTCCAGCCGCATTTCCCACCGTCAGCTCGGGCACCGTAACTTTGCCAAACCAAAGTCAAAAACCTGGCCGCACGCTCGACATCAGACGCATCGGGATCACTCTGCAGCGAGTCCTCATACGCCTGTCTTGCATAGGGGATTCCGGCGACAACCTCGGCCAGCGACGCTGCTTTTGTCTGGACAACCCGAAACAGATTAACGACATCGCCATTGATGTCATTGATCGTCTCGATTGGCGCAGGCACCTTACGAAACAAAACTGCACCGCTGCCAAAAAAAGGTTCAAGGTATGAGTGGTGTTTTGGCATGTGCCGTAGGATAAAATCGGCGATACGCCATTTCGCACCAGGGTATCGCAAAACAGCACGCGTAATGTCTTTACTCATTCCCAGTACCCCCTCTTAAACCTCCTGTGTTTTTGCCGCCCCCGCTGCTGTCGCATACGCCATCATGCAGCGCATGCTCGCATTGATCAGATGCGGCTCCGATGTATCGCCTGTAAGATACATCGACAAATGCCGTATCGCTCGCGCCACATGCTCCTCCGTCGGTATCTGCCGCCACGTTTCTCCCGGGTGTTTTTCGGCGCCCGCCGTCAATCCCCTGGCCATCGCATCTAACCAGCAAAAATCAAGGTATCTATACTCGTTGTCCTCGGTATCCTGCGGATACGGGGCTTTAGTTTCGCTCATCTCGGACCTCCTGTTTCTGCCTCTTGCGCCGCTCTGCCTCGCGCCCCATCGCAATCAATCGCTTTTGCGCCATCCGCTCCATAAGCCGGCGCATAAACCTCCGGCTGCGTTGTCCCCCGTGTCGCATCTGTTTATTCCTCCTCAACCCTGATAAATCTCTGCATCACGTACTTGCCCCAGCACACCTGCAGTACCGTCCGCTGCAAAATACAGAGGTGATTGATTCGTCACTCGCAGCGGGGCATAAATCTGCAGATCGCCCCCGCGCTGATAAAAATATCCGATCAGATCCGCAAGATGCTTTGTGTGGGCGCGAGCTCTTATATCCATATCCGGCGTATAGCCGTGTACGCGCCCTGCGGCAGCATACGTCACGGATGCAATCGGCGCCCGCGCCTTGATGTTCAGCCCGGA